AGCCGGCGCTACTTCAACTTTATTAGGTAACATATCTGCTACAACCAATAACCAAACAGTTACATTATCACCTACTGGTACTGGTACTGTTACTATCAACCCAGCAGGTGCTTCCACAATGAATAACGTTGTTATCGGTGGAACCACAGCTGCTGCTGGAACATTTACTACAGTTACAGATTCAACAGGTAACGTTAGAACCATAGTGCAGAACGCACAATCAGGATCCTCATCATACACATTGGTTGCCACAGACGCAGGCAAACACATCTATATAACAGGCACAGGTGGTGTAACCTGTCCAATCAATGTGTTCTCTGCTGGTCAAGCCATCACAGTGGTAAACAACACATCAGCTTCCGTAACTATTACAGCTCCTTCTGGAGGAACATTATATCTTGCAGGTACTGCTTCAACAGGTAACAGAACACTAGCACAAAGAGGTGTTGCAACATTACTTTATGTTGTAGGTGGTGCTACACCCACAGTTATGTCTTCAGGAGCAGGACTAACATAATATTATGACTATACAACAGATGTTAAACAAAAATGGGCCATACGGAATTAACGTGGTTGCTTCAGGCACAGGTTCTGTTACTGCTCCAGCATGGGCAACCAGTGTTACTGTAGAGGCCATTGGTGGTGGTGGTAACGGGTTTGGAAATAGCAGCTTCTCAAACAGAGCAGGTGGTGGAGGTGGACAATATGCCATATCCAATGCCAATATTTCAGTAACGGGAGGCACAACAATAGTTTACTATTCGGTGGGGGCAGCCGCCGCAGACAGTTGGGTGAACGTGGGAACCAATGCTGATCCAACACTTGCATCTACAGGTGCTCTAGCCAAAGCAGGTACCTCAGGTGCATCTGGCACTGCAGGAGTGGGCAACCAAGCAGGTTCCGTAGGTGCAACCACTCGAGTGGGTGGAACTGGCACAACTAGTTTTTCAGGAGCCGGCGGAGGAGGTGCAGGTGCTACTACTGCAGGTTCTGGTACTACTGCAGGAACAGATACCACAGATTCTGCCACTGCAACAGCTTTGGGAAATGGTACTGGTGGTGCTAGTGGTGGAGGACCGGGAACTGCTCCTGGAGGTGGTGGGGGAAGTGCAACTGCAACAGGTACAAACCCAGCAGGAGCGATAGGAAGAGTTAGAATTATATTTGTATAATAACATATATTTCTAATATTAAAGTTATATAAATAGTACTAAAAAGTGAGGAAATTATGTCAGAACAAGTAAAAAATTTTATTGATAAGTTATCATCAGGTAATGCGGCTGATGCAGGAGAAGCATTTAAAAATGCTTTAAGAGATAAAGTAGGTAACGCTTTAGAAGATAAAAGAAAAGAATTAGCAAGTACTTTATTTACAAAATTTGAAGCAACACCCTTTAGTGATGCAAAACCAGAAGTCATTGACCCATCACCTAAAACAGTACCAGACAGTATGATTAATAATGGCGAACAAGTTAAGTAATATAATTAAAGATATACAGATTTCTGATTCTAAATCTTATAATGAATTAACGCCTGTAATGAAAAAAGCGGTAAATGAATTTTATAAAGAACTTGATAAAGAATCAAAAAATATTATAGAAGATTTTGAAGGTACAGTAGAAAAAATTGCAAAGTATCATAATTTAAATAAAGATGCTTTGTATGAATTTTTTGCAAAAGAAGTTAAAGAACAATTAGGAGCAAATTAAATGTCAACAACAATAAGACCTAAAGGTGCAGTCATTACAAATCCATCTGCAGATGTTGTAGGTAATTCTCATTTTGTATATTGTGTAGCAACATCAAGTGCAACAACAGTATCAATTGCAAATCTTACAGGTTCAGACACAGGAACATATTCTGTTTATTTACATAATGCAGGTGATACTATTATAATTGAAAAAGGTATTAACGATACAATTACATCATCTTCTGCAAAGGTATTTGCAGTTGGTTCACCAAGAAGTTAATAAAATTACTACTTTTTATAAATAGTAACAAGAGGGACAATGAAACTTATAAGAGAAGAAATTAACGAAGCAACTTATCTCGTAGAAGAAAACGAAGGTAAAAAAGAATACAAAATTAAAGGTGTATTCTTACAATCAGACATTAAAAATAGAAATGGTCGTATATATCCTAACGACATATTACACAAAGAAGTTACAAGATATAACAAAGAATTTATCAATAAAAATCGTGCATTTGGTGAATTAGGACATCCTGATGGCCCGGTTGTAAATCTTGAAAGAGTTTCTCACATGATTAAAAAACTTTATCCAGAAGGTAAAAACTTTATTGGAGAAGCAAAAATCATGGACACACCATACGGAAAAATCGTAAAAAGTCTTATAGATGAAGGTGCTAAATTAGGTGTATCATCAAGAGGTATGGGTTCTTTAGTACAAAAAAATGGTCATAATTATGTAGGAAATGATTTTTATTTAGCGACTGCTGCAGACATTGTTGCAGATCCATCTGCGCCAGATGCGTTTGTAGAAGGCATTATGGAAAATAAAGAGTGGGTTTGGAACAACGGTATGCTTATAGAACAAGACGTTGCTGCATGGAAACAAGAATTAATTAAGACTAAAAGAGTTGAATTAGCAGATAAAAAAGCAAAGATTTTCGAAGATTTTCTAAAAAAACTGTAATATACTTACAGAAAACATTAATATTATAAATATCATTAATAAAGAGAGAAAATTATAATTCGAATTATAACTTAAAAGGAGATTTCTCAATGGCTACAGAAAAAAATGTAGAAAGTCAAGTATTAGCTGAAGCGGAAGCTGTAACTATACCTGATGCTCCGAAGAAAAATGCTGTAATGGCAGAACCTACGCATCTTAAAAATGATGCAGAAGATTTAGGCCCTGCAGTCACAAGTCCAAATGACACTCTTCCGGACGCTACAAAAAAATCAAAAAAAGTTTCTGATGCTATCAATGCTAAAGCTGCAGATGTTGACGCTAGTAAAAAACCAGACACAGAAGCTGGTGTTACTAAAGTTGCTACTCCAGGACAAACATTGAAAGTAGAAGAAGCAGAAAAAGAAGAAACAATTGACGTTTCTGATGACGTTAAAGCGTTAATCGGTGACGAAAAATTAACAGAAGAATTTAAGGCAAAAGCTGCGACAATATTTGAAGCTGCAGTTAAATCAAAAATTAACGAAGCTAAAAAGAAAATGAAAATGTCGTATGAAGCAAAACTTAAAGAAGATGTTGATACTACAAAAGCAGAACTTGTTGAAAAAGTAGATTCATACCTAAACTACGTTGTTGAGGAATGGATGAAGCAAAACGAGTTAGCAATTGAAAGAGGTATCAAAGGCGAAATCGCTGAGGATTTTATTAGTGGTCTAAAAAAATTATTTGAAGATCATTACATAAATGTTCCAGACGAAAAATATGATGTATTAGAAGATCAAGCTTCTAAGATCGAAACGTTAGAGAAAAAACTTAACGAACAGATCGAGAACAATGTAAAACTTAATTCTACAATTGGTGAATTAACTAAGAAAGAAATTCTTGGTGAAGTATCTGCAAATTTAGCAGACACTAATAAAGAAAAGTTTGCAAAGTTGGCTGAAGAAATTGAATATTCTAATGCTGATGAGTTTAAGAAAAAAGTATTGACTATTAAAGAGTCCTACTTTAATTCAACAAAAGAGATTTCATCTAAAAATGAAATAGATAACGTTGCCGAAGGCGATACTACAGATAATGTAGATTTGTCAAACGCTATGACTGCTTACACGGCCGCTATCAGTAAAACAAAAGACCGAATTAAAATCGGTTAATTAAAAGGGAGAAAAAAAAGATATGTACTTATCTGAACAACTAGTTAAAAAATGGCAGCCAGTTCTTGAACACCCGGAGCTCCCAAAAGTAACGGATAGTTATAAGAGGGCGGTCACAGCTGTAATCTTGGAAAACCAAGAGAAAGCATTAAGAGAAGACAGAGCATTTATTAGCGAGTCTGCGCCTATAAACTCTACAAATTCTTCTTATGTACAAAATTGGGATCCAATCCTAATTTCTTTAGTAAGAAGAGCAATGCCAAATCTAATTGCATATGATATCTGCGGCGTACAGCCAATGACTGGACCAACAGGTCTAATATTTGCAATGAGATCAAAATATCAATCACAAGCTGGTTCTGAAGCATTATTTGATGCAGCAGATACACAGTATTCTGGAACAAACGCTACTGGTTCAACATCATCAGGTTATTCTGGAACACAATCTGGAACAAACCCAGCTGTATTAAATGACAGTCCTGCAGGAACTTACACAAGTGGTTCTGCAATGTCTACAGCTAGAGCTGAAGCTTTAGGTGATGCATCTACAAATGCTTTTGCACAAATGGCATTTTCAATCGAGAAATCGACTGTAACTGCTAAATCAAGAGCGTTAAAAGCTGAATACACTATGGAACTTGCACAAGACTTAAAAGCAATCCATGGTTTAGATGCTGAGACAGAACTTGCAAACATTTTATCTGCTGAGATCCTTGCGGAAATCAATAGAGAAGTTGTAAGAACTATCTACATCAATGCTGAAAAAGGTGCTTCTGCAAACACAGGAACTATAAACACTACAACTGAAGGTATTTTCGATTTAGACACAGATTCTAACGGAAGATGGTCAGTTGAAAGATTTAAAGGTCTTATGTTCCAAGTAGAAAGAGAAGCGAATACAATTGCACTAAGAACTCGTAGAGGAAAAGGTAACATCTTGATCACATCAAGTGATGTTGCTTCTGCTTTACAAATGGCTGGTGTATTAGATTACGCTACATCTTTAAACAACAATTTACAAGTAGATGATACAGGAAACACATTTGCTGGAGTATTAAACGGAAGATATAAAGTTTATATCGATCCATATTCTGCAAATCAATCTGCAACTCAATACTTTATAGTTGGATATAGAGGAACATCTCAGTATGATGCTGGATTGTTCTATTGTCCATACGTTCCACTACAAATGGTGAGAGCTGTTGGTCAAGACAATTTCCAACCAAAAATTGGGTTTAAGACACGTTATGGTTTACAAGCTAACCCATTCGCTGAAGTAGGTGCTAACAGTGCATCTGCCGTTAACAATGGTGCTGGTAATGCTAACGCTAACAGATACTACAGACGAGTTGAAGTTAAAAACTTAATGTAGTCTTTGTTTGTCTTACGACAAATGATTAAAAGGGAGGCACTAAAAACGCCTCCCTTTTTTGTTTATAAATATTATTATGACTGTATTAGATTCTTATACAAGACAACCTACTAAACTAGATTATGCTAGTCCTACACAATTTAAATTTAATATTCTTAAATTACCTACAGTAGAATATTTTTGTACAAGTGTTAATATTCCTGGTATTACTCTTGATTTTATAGAACAAAAAACAACACTTAAAAATATTCCTATTCCAGGTAATCGTTTAACATATGCAGATTTAACAGTATCATTTTTAGTAGATGAAAATTTAACTAACTATCAAGAAATACACGGATGGTTGACTGGATTAGGATATCCTGAAGATAATAGTCAATTTCAAAATCTTGCATTAGCAGGTTCTGATAGATTTCCAAGTAGCAATCAACCTGTAAGTACTGAACCTGGACAATCTGGTTCTCCTGCTCCTAGTGCAGGTGCAACGTTATCCGATGCAACCCTTATGGTATTAACAAGTAAGAATAATCCTGTAGTGGAGGTTCGATTTAAAGACTTGTTTCCTGTATCATTAAGTGGTTTAAATTATAATCAACAACTAACAGATATAACTTATTTAACAGCAGATGTTACATTTAAATACTTAATTTATGAATTTGCAAATGTAAATTCATCAACTACTACTACTATAGTTACATAACAAAAGTTACACAATAGGTTGATTTTTTAATAAATTTGTGATATATTAATATAATGGATTTAGAACAATTACAATTAGAAGCCGATAAAGATTTAAAGTTAAATGATCTTGAATTAGACTTAGAATCTTTAAAAACTCCTCAGTTACATAACAAATATTTAAAACATTATACAAAGTTTAAATTACTTTTAACACGTTCAGAAGATGAATTAAAAACTTTAAAACGTGATAAATGGGAATATTATACAGGTAAAGCAAGTCCTGAGGTATATCAAGTTAAACCTTTTGATCTTAAAATATTAAAAACAGATATAGACAAGTATTTAGAAGCAGATGAAGATATACAAAAATTATCTCAAAAGGTAATGTATTTAAATACTGTAGTTGATTTTTTAGATCGTACATTAAGAGTAATTGTAAATCGTACATACACAATTAAAAATGCCATAGAATGGCGCCGTTTTACTTCAGGAGCATTATAATGTACTTAGAAAATAATCATTGTTTATCTATAGGTTTTTTTGATAAAAGTTTTTGTGATAGTATTATAGAAGTAGCAGAAGAAGCAAAATTACAAGATGCAAAAATACAAGATGGTAATAATAATAATAGAAATTCAAAAATAACTTGGTTAACAAATGAAAGATTGAATAAAGAAATGGCTGAAGTTATTAATAATCATAACGTAAAAGCAAAATGGAATTTTAAATTAAATGAATTTGAACCTTTACAATATACTGTTTATGAAATAAATGATCATTATGATTGGCATATTGATAGTCATACAAAACCATATCCAAATGGTTTAATTAGAAAAATAAGTTTTACATTATGTTTAAATGAAGATTATGAAGGTGGTGAATTTGAAATATCTAATCCCAATCCTAAACCAGAAAAACATATTAATACAAAATTTAATGATAAATTTACATTAGGCACAGTGATTTCATTTCCCTCATTTGTATGGCATAAAGTAAATAAAGTTACAAGTGGCACAAGAAAAGTATTGGTAGGTTGGGCAGTTGGTTCTCAATTTGTTTAATAATGACACTTACCAAATATATTATCATAGATAAAAAAAACGAAGTATATCTTAAAATAGAAGCAGAAGATGCTATTCGTAGAGATTTATCACAATACTTTACATTTGAGGTACCAGGTTATAAATTTACACCTCAGTTTAGAAATCGTTTTTGGGATGGCAAGATAAGATTATTTTCTTATGCAACTGGACAAATATATGCGGGTCTTTATCCATACATTGTTAAATGGTGTCAAGATAATAAGATACAAGTTGTTGATGGAACTAAAATAAAAGATATAGAAGTAGATAGTAAAGCAATAGATAAGTTTGTTTCGGGTTTAAAAATACCAATGGAACTTAGAGATTATCAAAAGGCTGCGTTTAAACATGCGTTAGAAAAAAGTCGTTGTTTATTATTATCTCCTACTGCATCTGGTAAATCACTTATAGTTTATTTAATAGTAAGATTTAATCTATTAAGACTTAAAGAAAAATCAAATAATAAAATATTAATTATAGTACCCACTACTTCATTGGTAGAGCAGTTATTTAAAGATTTTAAAGACTATGGATGGAAACCAGATAAACATGTACATCGTATCTATCAAGGTCATGATAAAGAAACAGATAAAAATGTAATTATATCTACATGGCAATCAATTTATAATATGCCAAAAAAATGGTTTAAATCATTTGGTGTAGTAATAGGTGATGAGTGTCATTTATTTAAAGCAGTTTCTTTAAGTAAAATAATGACTAAGTTAGAAGATTGTAAATATAGAATTGGATTAACTGGTACCTTAGATGGAACTAAAACTAATAAACTTGTATTAGAAGGTTTGTTTGGTGCTGTTAATAAAGTTACATCTACTTCTGAATTACAAGAGAAAAAACAATTAGCTGATTTAAAAATTATATGTTTAGTATTACAACATGATCAACATTCAAAACATTTTCTTAAAGATAAATCATATCAAGAAGAAATGGATTTCTTAGTATCTAATGATAAAAGAAACAAATATATTAGAAATTTGTGTTTAAATTTACAAGGTAATTCTTTAGTGTTATTTCAATATGTAGAAAAACATGGAGTTATATTAAAAGAACTTATAGAAGATAAAGCCGAAGATAAAAAAATATTTTTCGTTTATGGTGGAGTAGAAGCTGAAGAAAGAGAAAAGATTAGATTCATTACCGAAAAATCAGATAACGCTATTATTATTGCAAGTTATGGTACTTTTAGTACAGGTATTAATATACGAAATTTACATAATATAGTTTTTGCGTCACCATCAAAATCTCGTATAAGAAATCTCCAATCTATAGGTAGAGGTCTTCGTTTAAAAGATAATAACTCTACTGCTACATTATATGATATATCAGATGATTTAACTTACAACGGAAAAGAGAATTATACTTTACAGCACTTCAGGGGGAGAATAAATATATACACAAGTGAAAACTTTAATTATGAAATACACAATATAGAATTAAACAATGGAAACAATAAAAATAATAAAATTAATTAATGGAGATGATATTGTTTGTAGTTTGGCAAAAGAACAATTGCCAGAACCCACACCTCTTATTCGTATAGAAAAACCATTACAAATTAAATATGTTTCTCATGTTACATCAAAAGGATTAAAAGATTATATTGCGTTAATTAAATGGACAGGTTATACCAATGATAAAATTATATCTGTACCAAAAGATAAAATTGTTACTATTACAAACGCAACAGATGAAATGACTAAAAGTTATATAGACGTATCAGAAAAATATGAATTAATAGATCAACCGAAAAAGGGTGATTATAAAATTGAAAAACTATCAAAAGAAGATAATGATACGTTTAATGAATTGTGGGATTCTTTTCGAGATGATAAAAAGACTTTACATTAATTCTATATTAACTCTTATCAAAGAGACTACATGCTCATTATACACATTACTATTTAAAAAGTCAACCATTTTTAAAAACAAAAAAATTTAATCATCATATTGATAAGTCATTGACAAAAAACACAAATTATAGTATATTAACATTATGACAACATCTAAAAAATTAAAAGAACATTATGTAAGTAACAAAGAGTTTCTTGCGGCAATGATTGAATATCGAAAGATGGTAAACAAGGCTAAGAAACTAGGTCAATCAAAACCACTTGTTACTGATTATATAGGTAACTGTTTTTTAAAGATCGCAAATCATTTATCGTATAGACCTAACTTTATAAACTATACATTTAGAGATGACATGATCTCTGATGGTATAGAAAATTGTTTACAATATTTGGACAATTTTAATCCAACTAAATCAAATAATCCTTTTGCTTACTTTACACAAATTATTTACTACGCATTTATAAGAAGAATACAAAAAGAAAAAAAACAAACAACAATTAAACATAAGATACTATTAGATTCTAATTTTGATGATATGACTTTACAACCAGGTGAAGATAGAGAGTTTCATAATCAATTTACAGAATTTTTAAAAAAGAATTTACCTATTGAAGAAGTTCCTAAAATAGAAAGTCTTGCTTATCATAGACAAGCTAAAAAAGAAAAAGCAAAGAAAAAGAAAAAAGAGCAAAAAGGTAAATTAGATTATTTTATAAACTAATATGAAGATTGCTTTATTAAACGATACTCATTTTGGGTGTCGTAATGATTCCCCTGCTTTTATAGAATATCAAAATAGATTTTTTGATGAAATATTTTTTCCTTATATAGAACAAAATAAAATTACTACACTTATTCATTTAGGTGATGTAGTAGATAGACGTAAATTTATTAACTTTCAAGTAGCACATAATTTTCAAAAAAAATTTTGGAAAAGACTTTGGGAGTTAAAAATAGATACTCATATTATATTAGGCAATCACGATACATATTATAAAAATACAAATGAAGTAAATTCAATGGAACAATTGATTACTACGTTTGATGGTATTAATGAACCTTGGATTTATACAAAACCCAAAACAGTAAACTTTGATGGATTAGATATATTATTTTTACCTTGGATATGCGATGCAACGTTAGAAGAATCTATACATGCAATTGATTCATCTACATCTCAAATATGTATAGGGCATTTAGAGATCAAAGGATTTGAAATGCACCGAGGTCATGTTAATGAACAAGGTTTAGAAAAAGAACAATTTAAAAGATTTGAAAAAGTTATATCAGGTCATTTTCATAAAAAATCAGATGATGGTCATGTTTATTATTTAGGAACACAATACGAAATGACATGGGCAGATTTTCAATGTCCAAAAGGATTTCATATATTTGATACAACAACAAGAGAACTAGAAAGAATACCAAACCCAATAAAAATATTTAAAAAATTTATATATGATGATACTAAAGAAGATTATACTAAAAAAGATTTAACAGAATATGAAAACTGTTTTGTAAAATTATTTGTATCTCAAAAAACAAAATCAGAGGTATTTGATAATCTAATTGAACAATTACAAAACAAAATTAATGTACATGAATTAAATATTATAGAAGATGCAAGTAACGATATATCAGCAACAGTAAAAGAAAACATATTGGAACAAGGCGAAGATACCTTAACATTTTTAAACAATTACATAGATCAAATAGAAACAACATTAGATAAAAATAAACTTAAAGGATATGTAAAACAATTAATTGCTGAGGCAAACGAATGATATTATTTAATAAGATAGTATGGAAAAACTTTTTATCTACAGGTAATACCCCAATAGAGATACAATTAGATAAAGCACTGAATACTTTAGTTGTAGGAACAAATGGTGCAGGTAAATCTACTTTATTAGATGCGTTATGTTTTGCATTATTTAATAGACCATTTAGATTGATTAAAAAAGAACAAATAGTAAATTCAATTAATGATAATGATACATTAGTTACATTGTATTTTACAATAGGAACAAAAAAATATAAAATTATAAGAGGAATTAAACCTTCTATATTTGAAATTTATTGTGAAGATGAATTAATAAATCAAGAAGCATCTAGTATAGATTATCAAAATTATTTAGAAAACAATATATTAAAATTAAACTATAGATCATTTGTACAAGTTGTTATACTAGGTTCTTCTTCTTATGAACCATTTATGAGATTAAGACCTAGACATAGGAGAGAGGTTGTAGAAGAAATATTAGATATTAAAGTATTTGGTAATATTGATGTGTTATTAAGAAATCAACAGACAGCATTAAATGAAAACTTGTCAGAATTAAAACATAAATGTGATTTAATACAATCAAAGTATGAAATAGAAACAAAACATTTTAACGAATTACAAAATAGAGATACCAGTGAAAAAGATTCCAAAAAAGAAACAATAGATAACAACAAGAAAGCATTGACAGATTATTTAAGTAAAGTAAATAATTTAAATGATGAAATAGATCAATGTAAACAATTATTAATAGATAAAGACAAGATTAATCAAAAAGCAAATCAATTGTCTAAGTTAGAAGCAAAGATAGAAACTAATTTATTAAAACATAAACGTTCTTTAGATTTCTTTAACAATAACGATACCTGTCCAGAATGTACTCAAACAATTGATAATAATTTTAAACATATTAAATTACAAAAAGAAAATGAAACAATAACAAAATTAAATTCAGGATTACAAGATTTATTATCTGAAATAATTAAAACAGAAACAAAGATAAATGAGTTTAATGCAATATCAGATAAGATAAAAGATTTAAATATTCAAGTGATTAAAACAAACACTTCTATTGATGAGTTAAAAAAATATACAGATAGAATACATCAAGAAATTTTATTATTGGAAAACAAAACAATTAATACAAATACAGTTCAGCAACAATTAGATCAACTAAAGATAGATTTGGAAACAAGTAAAAAAGAATTAGAAAAGATTACAGAAGAAAAACAATACATAGATGTGTTAAGAGAATTATTAAGTGATAAAGGTGCAAAAGCAATGATTATTAAAAAGTATATTCCTATTATGAATAATTTAATAAATCAATATTTACAAGCAATGGATTTTTTTGTGTCATTTAATTTAGATGAAGAATTTAATGAAACTGTTAAAAGTCGTCATAGAGATAATTTTGATTATAATAGTTTCAGTGAAGGTGAAAAACTAAGAATAGATTTGGCATTAGTTTTTACATGGAGAGCAATAGCCAAAATGAAAAACAGCACAAATACTAATCTATTAATACTAGATGAAATATTTGACAGTAGCTTAGACAATCAAGGAACAGATGATTTTTTTAAGATACTTAAAACATTAACAAAAGAAAATGTCTTTATTATATCGCATAAGGGTGATATATTATTTGATAAATTCACAAACATAATTAAGTTTGAGAAGGAACAAAACTTTACGAGGTTACAAAATGTCTAAAGAGTTAGTACTATTACCACCAACAGATCCAAGAGTACAATCTGCTATTGCACCATTTAAAGATGAGATGTTAGCAGAACATGGATTTAAAGATAGAAAAGAATTAACAAATACAATGTTTGATACAATGTTTAAATATGGAGGATTAGGATTATCTGCTAATCAAGTAGGTCTTCCATTTAACATGTTTGTGTTTGGTGGCCATCCGGAATTAGAACAAGGTAAAAAAGTTGCAGTATTTAATCCAGTAGTTGTATATAAAAGTGATGAAGAAATAGTTATGAAAGAAGGTTGTTTAACTTTTCCTTTTGTATTTTTATCATTAACAAGACCAAGAAAAATAACAGCAAAATTTGAAGACGAATATGGTGTTTTAAAAGAAGCAAAATTAGATGGAATGATGAGTAGAATATTTCAACACGAATATGATCATATGTTTGGTCGTTTATTTGTTGAAAAAGCAAGTAAATTTAAACTAAAATTAGCTTACGATAAAGCACATAAAGAAATGAAACGTATTGAAAAACGTAATAAGTTGACAAAAATTTAAACTTGTGATATAGTTGGATTATGATTGATGATGATATAAAACCTAAAATGTCTAAAGAAGAAAGAGATAAACTTATGCAAGAATTTCTTTCTAAAGGTGGTCAAATTAAAAAAGTAAAACCTGGTATAGCACAAGGTGCGGAATCATTGAATAAAAGTAAAGTATTACAATGGACACAAAAAGAAATAATAAATCAGGAAAACAATAATAATTTTATACCATCAAAACACGATGACATATAAACCATATACTATGCAAGACGTATTAAAGTCTGCAAGTAGAAAACTATTTACTGTAATTTCTACTTTTGCAGGTGGCGGAGGTTCTTCTACAGGTTATAAATTAGCAGGAGGTAACATACTTGCAGTAAATGAATTTGTTGATGCAGCAGTAGAAACATATAAAGAAAATTATCCAGATACACCTGTAATAAAAGAAGATATAAAAAAACTAACAGGAAAAGATTTTTTAAAATTAACTAATATAAAACAAGGCGAGTTAGATATATTAGATGGTTCACCACCATGTTCTGCATTTAGTATTGCAGGTAAAAGAGAAAAGGGTTGGGACAAGACTAAAAAATATTCTGATAACAAAGAAGTAGAAAACATAGAAGATTTATTTTTTGAATTTATTCGTATTGCAAAAGATATACAACCTAAGATTATAGTAGGCGAAAATGTTGCAGGTATTACAATGGGTGAAGCAAAAGAATATTTTAATCGTATAGTAAATGAATTTTCAACTATAGGTTATGAGGCAGTAGGTAAAGTATTAAACTCAGCAGACTTTGGAACACCTCAAGCAAGACAAAGATGTTTTTTTATTGCAGTTAGAAATGATGTAATGGAAAAAATCGGATTAAATTTTATGAGTATGGAAAGTCAACTATATCCATTACCTACAGGAAAACAAGTTACTTTAAGAGAAGCAATAGATAATATACAAAACGATCCTGAAGAAGAAAAAATGTTATTAGACTTTGTACAAGGTTCATTTCAAAAGAAGTGGATTGAGTTATTAGAGTTCTATCCAAAGAAACATTTAAAACCATCTGATCCTAAATATATAGAAATCAATCCAAAACAATCTATGTTTAATATGATAAGACCCTGTCCTGATTTACCTAGTCCTACTATTACACAAGCAGGTCAAAAAATGGGTCTATCTGGTGTATTTCATTATGCAAAAAATCGTAAGTTAACTATACCAGAATTAAAAAGAGTTATGGGATTACCAGATGACTTTAAACTATCAGGAAAGTTTGATCAGCAGGCCGAAAGAATAGGGCGTATGGTTGCACCATTATGTATGAAGAACCTTGCTGAAACACTCTATAATAACGTTTTAGGGCCATTTTACAGCAAAAATTAGATAATATTTAAACAGGTTTGTCTTAATTTTGACACAATCTATAATAAATTATTGATTTTAAACACTTTTAAATTGGTACATAACTATTGAATTTTTAAACAACGCCTGATATATTAAGCTATATGACTAAATTAAATATTCAATCAAAATCGCAACTTGCAAAATTATTTGCAACCGAAAATCTATCTGTAGAACATAATAACGTAAAAACGGCATCGTTTGATTTATTGAATAGAGTATTGACATTACCTATCTTTAAAAATCCACAAGGCGATGTTTATGACATGTTAACTGCCCACGAATGTTCACACGCTTTACATACTCCTATATCCACATGGTCAAAATTAACAAATGAAGAATTTAGATTCTATGTTAATATTTTAGAAGACACAAGAATTGATAGATTAATACAAAAAAAATATCCAGGTATTGTTAAAAACTATATTAATGGTTTTGATGTATTAATGCAACAAAACTTTTTTAAATTAAAAGATAAAAATATTAATACAGATTTAATGTTAATTGATAAAATTAATATGTTTTATAAATCATCTAAAAGAATGAAAATTAAATTTAATGATGATGAAAAAAAATGGTTAGATAAAGTAGATGCTCTTAAATCATTTAATGATGTAATTAAACTTGCCAAAGAATTATATGAATTTCAAGAAAATGAAATTAAAAAATTATCTATGTTACCTGAATTTGATAATCACCCTTATGTTAAAAATTATAAACTAGATAAAAATGGTAAACCAATTAAAGTAATCACGACTAATTCTGATGAAAATACATTTGATAATAAAGATGATAATAAAGATGGCAATCAAATTAAAAAAAGTAATGAAGGCAATCCTAATGGTTATGGTGGTAACAATGTACAAGTAGATAACGCTCCATTAAAATCATATACTGATCAAGCATTTGAAGAAGAAAAAAATAAATTATTAGATACATCTAAAAGTTATAATTATGTAACTTTACCTGAACCTATATTAAAAGACACAATCGTATCTTATAATACTTTTTTAGATGATTTTAGAAATAATAATAAAGAAGCATTTAAAAGAAGCTCTGATTGTGTACATTACTGGCAATGGTTAAAACAAGATTTTTTAAAATTTAAAAAAGAAAATGCAAAAACTGTAATGTATCTTGTTAAAGAATTTGAAATGAAAAAAGCAGCATCTGCTTATAAAAGAGCAACAATAGATAAAACTGGTGTTATAGATCCTCTTAAACTTAAAAATTATAAATTTGATGATAATATTTTTAAAAGATTAACTATATTACCTAATAGTAAAAATCACGGTATGATGATGTTATTAGACTGGTCTGGTTCTATGTCTGATATTTTAAGTAAAACAATATATCAATTAATGAATTTAATATGGTTTTGTCAAAAAATTAATATACCATTTGAAGTATATCTATTTAAAGATGTTGAAGAACAAAAAATTCCTTATGGTTTTAAACCATCATTTAAATATAAAAATAAAGATTTAGCAGCAGAAAATTTAAAACTTATAAACATTGCTAGTCATAAAATGAAAAAAAATGTATTACACGAAGCAATGACATACTTATATCTTGTAGCAAAACAATTTAATAGAAATTGGGAAAAAGAAAAAACAGAAGGCAGAATGATATATATTCCTGAAAACTATAAATTAACATCTACACCATTGAACGAAGCATTATTAGTATGCCAAAAATTAGTACCTATTTTTAAAGACAAATATAAAATTGAAAAACTTACATTTATAACACTTACAGATGGTGAGACTAATTCTCATTTTACTGAAATGTATTATGATAATACAAAACCAACAAATCTATCTTCATTTAAAAGATATAGTGCAATTCATGTTGTTAAAGATAAAAATAAAAATTATTCAACTTATGATGTAAGATCAGGTGATTATTCTTATAACAGAACAGGCCTTACAAGTATATTATTAAATATGTTAAGAGAAAAGTATAATGTTAATACTATTGGATTCTTTTTATCAAAATACACAAGTAAATATTCTTTTGAACGATTTGTAAATGAATATAATCATTCTAAAGGAATCACTACTAAAAATACAAATTTTGATAAACTTAGAAAACAATTTTTAAAAGAAAAAACAATTGAAGTATCTAAATCAGGATATAACAAATACTTTATTGTAAATGCTAAAGACATGGGTATTTCATCTTTAGATTTAAACACTCTTAATACATCATCTAAAGTTTCCGATATTAAACGAAATTTCGTTAATTCTATGAAAAATCGTATTCATTCGAGAGTTTTATTAAACAGATTTATTGAACAGGTGGCTTAAGTGATTGATTTTAAACACTTTTTTCTTTGTCATAACCCTTGTGGTTATTATATTAACCTGATATACTAAGCTTATACAATTTAATTATGAAAGGACTAAATAATATGATTGAACTAAAAATAGACCAAAAATCTTTTGTAGATAAGATATATTCTTTTTACAAAAAAGATGTTTTAACAAGAGGTGAAATAAACTCTTTTTACAAAAAACAAAAACTTAAAAATCCATCTTGGTTAAAAACAAATGAGTATAAAGTTGGTAGAGGTCAATATAAATTACCTTTAACATCAAATAAACCTATAACTACTGTTATACCTACAACAGAAATTAAACACGAAGCGGCTTATATCGTATCATCTTTAACAGGTGACATTGTACCTAAAAAAGATCCAGTGTTTGTACCATTTGGTAATTATACTGATATTAAATCTATCATTAAATCTAATAAATTTTATCCAGTATTCGTTACAGGTTTATCTGGTAACGGTAAAACAATGTCTATATTACAGGCATGTGCTGAGAATAAAAAAGAATGTATTAGAGTTAACGTAACGATTGAAACAGATGAAGACGATCTATTAGGTGGTTATAGACTTAAAGACGGACAAACTGTATGGCAAAACGGCCCGGTTATAGAAGCAATGGAACGAGGTGCATTATTACTATTAGATGAGATTGATTTGGCATCTAATAAGATTATGTGCTTACAACCCATCTTAGAAGGTTCTGGTGTATTTGTTAAAAAAATTAACAAGTTTGTAAAACCAAAAGAAGGCTTTAACGTAATTGCAACTGCAAATACTAAAGGTCAAGGTTCCGAAGATGGTAAGTTTATCGGTACAAATATTCTGAACGAAGCGTTTTTAGAACGTTTTCCAGTTACATTTGAGCAAAGATATCCTAATACTAAAACAGAAGAAAAAATCTTAAACAATACATTATCTATAGTAGGTAAAAAAGATGCTGACTATGTAACTAAGTTAGTTAGATGGGCGGACGTTATTCGTAAAACTTACTTTGATGGTGGCGTTGATGAGATTATTTCAACTCGTAGATTAGTACATATTGCACAAGCATATAGTATCTTTGATAATAAGTTAAAAGCAATTGAATTGTGTACAAATAGATTTGATGAAGATACAAAAACTTCATTTGTAGATTTATACACTAAAGTTGATGCAGGTGCTACACCAGAACAGATACTTGAAAGTCAAAGAAAAGCTGAGGTTCAAGCACAAGCGGAACTTGATAAACAAGATTCCAATGATAGTGAGGATAGCGGGGTAGTTGCTTAAAACCTATCAATTTAGTCCTTGGGTGGTTAGAAATAGCCACCCTACACTAGATTTGACAAAATCTATAAACTATGATACAATAATAACAACTAATAACATTATATATTATGAAACAATTGAAACAATTACCTAATAACGTTGCAAAAATGCCTGTATATCCAGGGTGTAAATTTTTATATTTTGCATTAGTAAAAGTAAAAGATATAAAAACAAGATTTTCTTTTGCAGATTTACTATGGGGAAAAATTAAAAATGCATTAATCAATATTCGTACCACAAATTGGCTTATTGTCAAAACAATTGAGACTTCAATTATCGAAGGCACCTATGATACTTCAAATTTTGAACCACCTATAGTATCTGAATCATTAGAACTTTTTATGGGCAAACATAGATATTTAGCTCATTTAAATACAAATGAAACCTATATGATCGTTGCAGTAGTTGAATTTTTACATTTTGAAAATAAAAAACCTATTCATTGGTTAAGAATTGCTCAAGGTATTGAAAATAATAAACCAGTTTTTAAAAATCAAGGCACCGATGATGATAATATACAAATTGTTTTAACACAAATAAAAGAAAAAACTATATCATTAGAATATAACGATATTGAAAATTCTTTTAAATGTTTAGGCATAAAACAAGGCATAAAAAGAAAAAAACTTATAGATTTAGTTTATAAAAAACTTAATAAAAAATCTTCTATAGAAATTCCTGAACAGTTATCAGCAGAAGAAAAAAGAATATGGTTTAAAAAAACATATCCAAATTGTACAGCATCAACACCTGAAAATATAAAAATAAATGATGATAATAATATTTATTTATTAGGTGAATATAAAAATAAAACTGATAGATATCCTATAATAAATCCTTATAAAATGTTGTTAACAGCAACAGCACATAAAGATAACCAAGTAGTTTTTCAATACAGTGTAAATGCTGAAACTGCAAAACAAGTAAAAATAATGAGAAACTATGTACCATTAAATATGATTGAGTTTGAAAATAAAATTTGCAATATGGCAGATTATATTAGATCATTTAATTATAAAAGACCAATACAAATACCAATGTCTCAACTGAAAGGAGATATAAAGTAATGTCTTTAAAAAATAAAAATATAATTAATCAATCAGGTGTTTATTTCATAAAAATGAAATTAGATTCTGAAATTATTAAAGAATGTCCCAATACTAATTTTATAAAAATTGGTGAGTGTGTTAATAAAGAAAATAGAAAAGATGATTTAGATACAGGTAGTCCTTTTCCATTAGAAGTAGTAGGTTTTATACCATTACCTAGAGATAAGAATATTCTTAGAGCAGAAGAAAAAAGAGCTCATTCATATTTTGGTCACTATCATTATAAGGGAGAATGGTATAAAAATATGGAGAATCTTGTTGATGATTATGTTAATTTAAGAAAAAAAGATTTAACTAACCAAGAAACCGTTAAGGAGGTATATTAAACTGGGGTTAAAAGTAGAGGTTAAGAATAACAATGTTGAAAAAGCAATGCGTATTCTTAAAAAGAAACTGTTAAAGGAAGGTGTTATGAGACTGTATAAAATGAAACAGACTTATGAAAAGCCATCCGAAAAAAGAGTTAGAAAGCAAAAAGAAATGCGAATTAACTTTTTAAAAAGACAAAAAATGATAAGAGATTCACAGTTTTAACGCCAAATGTGAACGAATAAATATTATTGATATAGGCAATTCGTAAGACCTATATCGGCGTTGAAAGGTTTGAACCTACCTAAAGGTTCACAAATCGGTGTTTGGTGGTTTACTCCGTGATAAACAAACCACCACTTGACAAATTATAGTTGAATAACTATATAAATAATATTGAAAGTGCCAATAGTGGGCTTTCAATTTTAACTTGCTTAACAAAAGGAGATAAAATGACTAATAGACAATTAAGCATATTCAATCAACTGAGACCTTTATCCATAGGGTTTGACAATGTATTCAATCACTTTGAATCAATGTTAAATGATGACTTTGGATTAAGAGTTCCAACAGTAAACTATCCACCATACAATATCGTAGAGACTTCAAAAAACAATTATGATATTGAAGTTGCTCTTGCTGGTTACAACAAAAAAGATATTGATGTAACCTTTGAGGAAGGACAGTTAACCATCAAATCTAAAAAATCTGATAAAGATGAAACTAAAGATAAAGATGGTAATACAATCTATAAAGGTATTGCTAAGAGATACTTTGAAAGATCATTTACAATTGCTGATGATGTTGAAATCATAGGCGCTGAGTTAAAAGATGGTCTATTAAAGGTATCATTAGAAAAGATTATACCTGAATCTAAAAAACCAAAAACTATTGATATTAAGTAATTAGTATCAATTTAAATAGAAGGCCGATAGTGATTGACATTGTCGGCCTTTTGTGTTAATATAGCTATATAAACTAATAACTATTATATTATGAAAAAGAAAAATCAAATATCTACTGATAACTCAAATGATTTGTTTGAACAATTTTGTATTGAACGAGCAAAAAAACTAGAAAGAACAAAAAAAAGATTATTTGTTTTATGGAGCGGTACTAAAGAGAGTACAATAATAGTTAAATCTATATTAAAAGTAGTTCCTGTAACTCGATTATATTTTATTATGAATCAAAATTCTTTAAAAAAAGATTTTAAAACTTATGATAAATTTATTAGTAAAATCTCAGGCGGACCTGACGGTGCCGGTGAACAAATTTGGTGCGAAAAAATAACTAAAAAAGGTTTTATAAAATATATATTAAATTCTACTGGGCCTGATCCAGATAACTTTGATCCCAAAAAAGATTTATTTGTAGGGTGTTCAGATGATTTAGATCATCTATTCGAAAAAGATGTTGACATTCAAAATAAATTATGTTATATTCCAAGTATAACATGAAATACAATGAAGATAAAAT